ACAATCGCAAGACGCATGAAAGAAGCCGGATGGATGCGTAATTTCACAGTTTCCGGTTCACCGGGCGCAAGCCCGGTTCCTTTAGCTATCCACTGACCATAACCACATTCAGTTACGAATCCTCCCGCTCGCACTCCCAATCAAGGTTTTGAAGTTTCAGCGCCACCTCCTCCGCCTTGCTCTCACAGAAGGAGAAAGCGTTTTTGGCCGCTCCGATTTCGCGTGGCGGCACACTCTCGGAAGGCTTAAGATAAACAACCTTGCAAGGCGTGCGGCCATAGACCTCGGCCTCAATCTCTATCTTTCGGATGACCTCTCCACGCTTGCAGGTCCACTCCTGCTTTGCGTTGGCTTTTTGCGAAGAGAAACAAGCGACTGCCACAATAGCCAGACGAACGAGCGAGTGCAAAACCATGGGTGATCCTTTTTGGTTTACGGTATAAGCTTTACGAAAACCCTTTGTACTAATATTTTCGGAGCTGCGATGAATGTCAAGCTGCTGCGCACCACACATGAAGTACACGAGCTTTTGCCCACCCTCATGGCCCGCCCGGCATGGGGTGTTGACACAGAGACGACGGGCCTTGACCCCTTGGTGGACAAAATTCTTATGTTTCAGGTCGGGACCTTTGAGCAGCAATTCGTTATTGATACAAGAACGGCTTCGCTTGAACCCTTAAGACCTTTTCTTGAGAGCGAAAAGCATAAAAAAATTGCTCACAACATGGCCTTCGATTGGAAGATGATCAAGACCAATTATGATATCGAGACGGAGTGCTCAAGAGACACCTTTCTCGCAGAGCACATTCTTTTCAACGGACAACGCTTCTCCGGGTTTGGCCTTGCTGCAGTGGTCGAGCGCTGCACGGGCCACGTTCTCGACAAGTCCACGCGCGATGTTTTTGGCAAGGGCATGATCAAGGATGAGTATACGGAGGACATGATTCGCTACGCGGCGGATGACGTGAAGTATCTCATGCCGACTGCCGTCAAGCAGTGTGAAGAGCTCGCGGCGGCCAACCTTCAGTACGTCTGGCTTTTGGAGTGCGACGTTCTTCCCTGCTTTTGCGAGATGGAGATCGAAGGGCATTATTTAAACGCCGTCAAGTGGCAGGATCTCATGAAGCAGAACCAGGAGAGGCTCACTGCCATGGAGGAGTACCTCAACCTTCTTGCGGCGCCTTATGTGCAGAAAAACCTTCACGGCGAGCTTGAGATCAACTACGCTTCGACCGAGCAGGTGCTGTCGCTTCTTCATAAAATGGGCGTGATGAAGACCGAGCAGAATCGCAGGACAGGTCTCTGGGAGCAAATTCCGCTGACCGATACGAGCAAGAAAACCCTTCTGAAAGTGCAGAACAATGAGTTTGTTCAGACCCTCAAAAACGTCCGTACCACAAGAAAGCACGTCACCGATTTTGGGCAGGCCTTTCTTGATGCGCGGCACTGGAAGACGAAAAAACTTCACCCGCTCTACAAACAAATGGGGGCCGAGACAGGCCGCCCCACAAAAGACCCGGACGGCCTTTTCAATCCCCTCAACATCCCCCGCGACAAGGCCATGCGTGAGTGCTTTCACGGCGAGCCGGATGAGTTGATTGAAACGGACGACTTTTCCGGCTGTGAGCTAAGGATCTGGGCCGAGCTTTCGGGCGACCCTCAGCTCTGCGACGCCTTCATAAGGGGTGTTGATGTTCACTCCTACGCCGCCACGCGCTGCTTTAACACTGAAGTTTCCAAGAAAGTCAATCCGCATCTTCGTAACGCGGCCAAGGCCGTCAACTTCGGTATCATCTACGGCATGGGGGTGCCGACGCTGGTCGAGCGCATCAACGGGGAGGGGTTTCGCACGCCGGAAGGCGGGCAGATGACCTTTCAAATGGGCCAGGACCTCTACGACAAGTATACCGACGAGTTTGCGGTCGGCATGGCCTTTCTCTGGGACGTCGGCAAGCAGGCCCTCAGGCAGGGGTGGGTGGCCGACGCATTTGGCCGCAGGCGGTATTTCCATCTGCCTGACCCCACCGACACCGAGAAGTTCCCGCGTGGATCACGGGACTTTGAGTATACGGGCATCCTTTCCATGATTCAGCGCCAGGCCGGTAACTTTGTGATCCAGGCCATGAACGCCGAGATGACAAAGCTCGCCATGGTCCTCATCCGTCAGTACGCGCGCAAAAACCGTATCAGGACGAGGTTCATGAACCAGGTGTATGATGAGGTGGTCACACGAACTCACAAAGACGATAGCCCCTCGTTTGCGCCCGTCAAGAAAAAGCTCATGGAAGAGGCTGCATACAGATGGCTGAAAAAGGTTCCCATGGAGGTTGAGCAGAATGTCGGTCCCACCTGGACGAAATAAAGCCTTTGGACTACCGGATTCACAGGAGCGCCCCTGGTCAGCCCTTCCGCTCGCAACGCGGCAGGACTTCAGGGTTTTCTTTGCTCTAAGAGGGGTTCCCGCCTACCGGGTCCTCATCTACCCGCACCTCCTTATTTTCCAGATCCACCCACGTTTCTTCTCCACCATTTATAATGAGTATGAGAAAAAACCGGCCGGCGTCATGTGGATCGTTGAACCGATCAGCAGGTGGCGCCACGTGCTTCGCCTTCAGACGTTCGACGACAGGCTCGGCTCATCAAGATGTGTGGAGGGTAACTATGGGGTCATCTACCGCGACAGCTAGCTGCATCTTTCAACTGGCCGAGGGGCACACCTGCGGCGACGCAAAGGTCTACGGCACAGGTAAAAACGCTCTGAGATTCTGCTGGGCTCACTACGTCCTGAGATGTGCAGAGTGCGGTGTGAAGCAGGCTCTTTTTGAGTGTGCAATGCTATCGAGCGCGGGAACGGTCTGCCGGCTTCCCATGTGCTCGGTCGAGTGCTATCAGGCCCACCAGCAAAAGCACCACCCGATGCGTCAGCGGGAACAAAAAAAGGTTCCGATTCAGGTCGTCTTCGCTGACGGAAGCATCCACGACCACATGGCGTCTGAGAGCTCGCTCACGGATGAAATAGTCTTCGAGCACCCGCAGACGAGAGAGCGTGCGCGTTGCCTCCGAAAGCCTTCGGGTGTTCCCGGGGCACCGGTGATATACGCAGAGCTGCCGCGAACGCAAAAGCCCATACCGCCCCCGCTGGAGCTGCCTCGTGCTGCCGCGAGCCGATCAAATAGCCCGTTTCAGGGAGGCCCCCAAAACGCCGTCACGGCTTTCGCTCTTCACGTCAGCTGGCTAACGGCACTTTTGGAGACGCGCGATGAAAGAATCATGCGGGTGCTCCCCGTTGAAATTCTGCAGCGGCTTGAGACCGCACTTGTTGAAACAACCGTTGCGCTTTTGGAGTCAAACCATCATGTTGGATGAAAACACTAAACCCTGCCAACGCTGCAGCACGCCTGCCCTGGCCGAACCCATGATCCGTTTGGATCTAACGTTCTGGCTTTGCCGGCCGTGTACCGAGGGATACCTCGATGCAGAGTCGGAGTGGGCCTATACGCCTTATCGAGATCGTCAAGGAGAACCTTTTCATGAAAGCAGACAGACAGCAGGCCCATCTGCGTCTCGTGCATACGAGCGCCGGCAGTGAGACCTCACCGCCGGCGGCCGCCAGCGACTTTAATGCCTTTCAAAAGCTTTACCTTCCATTTAGTGGGCAGCACCTCTGGCTAAGGCTTCTCCCCTGCGAGTGCGGGGGCATGAAGCTATACTACGTAAAAATCGTGAGCCTTGATGATATCGAGGAGCATAAACCTTACTTTACCGTGACGCGGCATCTCGCAGAAGAGATCGTCTACTCAAAACACGTCAACTACGGAAAGCTCCACAGGCTTTTCCGCGTCAGCCCTGTGAGCCTTGTCGTCAGGCACATCTTTCGTCTTCAGCGCCTTCTTCTGAGGCGGGACGAGGGGCTCTACCAGTCGACTGAGGTTAAACGCTTTTTTGACGAAAAGTTCGGCCTTCAGACCTCGGGAAGGACTGCTTCAACAAAACCTGATGCGTAAGCCGTCTTCATGGTGTAAGGAGTTAGGAGCCCTCTGAAAATGAGGACTGTGAGGATTTACACTGCCGACAAAAAACCTGCGAAGGGAGCGCCTATGACAGAGATCGTCAAGAGCGGAGTAATTTGGGACGTGGAGACCACTGGTCTTGAGCATACCAAGGATAAGATTATCGAAGTGGGCGCTCTTCATTTTGAGTGGCTTGAGGATATATCGGACGAGGCGCGGATTGTACACCCGCCCCGCGTCGTTTCCATGTACGGAGGTCTCTGCGATCCAGGGGAAACCCTTTCCGAAGAGATCAAAAAGCTCACCGGAATTACGGATGCTGACGTAAAAGGAAAGACACTCAACGAAGCCTATCTTTCAGAGCTGGCCCGCTCCGCCTCGATTCACGTGGCGCACAACGCGGATTTCGACCGGCAGTTCATCCAAAAGCGGGAGTTCTTCGCGGGCATCGAAAACCCTGTGTGGGCCTGCACCCTTAAGCACATAGATTGGGCCGGAAAGGGCTTTAAAACCAGCGCCCTGAACTACTTGGCTGCCGACCACGGCTTTGTAAACCCTTTCCCCCACAGGGCTCTTTTTGATTGCGCGACGACCTTTCGCTTGATGCAGCCACACTTCATCGAGCTTCTTACGAACCACACCATGAAGATGTTCCGCGTCTACGCATGGGACTCGCCATTTCACACAAAGGACAAGCTGCGGGAAAGGCGCTACCAGTGGGATCCGGCGGAGCGGGTTTGGAAAAAGGACGTTCTTGAGCCAAAGGTTTCCGATGAAGTTGCATTTCTTGCGGCCGACGTCTACGGTCGTCCTTTGAACGCCCATGAAGTACGGGAAATTACGTTGTAGTCAGAGGCAGAAAATCATCCTTGTTGGCCCGCATTCCTTGAGAGTGCGGGCTTTTTATTTTGCATGAAAGTTTGGCATAAGATTTTCGGAACAACATTTACACACTGAGAAGGAAGCAAAAGTGAGTCTTGAAACAATACCCTTCGCGGTTCGACACTTCGCAGAGCGCCTGGCGGAGACGCATAACGTCTCTCTTCTGCACGGCGCTTTGATGCTCCAAAGCCTTTACGCCGCTGGCTGGGAACCAAACCACACCCACTACTCCATGATCCCTGATGGGGTCTGGGCCTATCACGAGCGAAAGGTGGTGGCGAGAAAGGTTCCGCGCCTTTCATTTAAGGTCTTCCCCATGTCCTCGCGGCTGCCGGACAGGTCCACGATGCCGGCAACTCCGCTCGACGCCATGGTGCCCGTTCTTTTCTTCGCCGGCGAGCAGCGCTTTATCGTACCCTACATCTGCGAGAGCATCGAGACGCGCGACAGAGGCACCTACTTCATGAACCTCGCGCCCGACTTTGAGAATAACGACGCTCCTTACGTTGACGAAAAAGGCAGCTTCTATGCCGACGATCATCGCTACGGAGGCGAAGCGCTTCTCGAATATCTGATCCCGCCCGTCGAGCATGGCGATGACGACCACTCGGAATTTGATAACGAGCTGAGAAAATACGTCTTTGCCCAACTCGCGCAAATGGCTGAAGCTCAGGTCATTCAAAAGTTCTACGCGGACTGGGGCGACTACGTCCGGCAGTACGAGGAGCGTGAGGAAAAGCAAAAGCTCTTTGACGAGCAGATTCGGGCCCTGAGGCGCCAGATCTACTGGATGCGCGACCCATACTCTCTCGACGAGTTCGACCGCGAGTTCTCGACCATTACTTCGCTTCTTGACGAAAGGGATGACCTTTCTCAGGGTGAGAAGTTCAAGGGTGCTCTTGACCGGATGAGGCTCGTTGTGGAAATGCTGAAGCCGGGAAGCGCCCGAAGTGTAAACTCGGAGTACCACTAGGTATAAGTAAAGTGTAGAGATCTTAGAGGTTTGCCTTTTGAGGCAGACCTTATTTTTTAAGGAGTGAGTATGACAGATACAAGTGTTTGGAATGTCGAAGAGTATGAAAAGAAGGCCGCTCTTCACACAGAGCTTCTAAGCCAATATTACAAAATACGCGAAGAGCTAAGGGAGTCCGGTGGCTATAACCAGGCCTACTGGAACTTCGAGGCTACGGCCAGCCAACTCTTAAACTTTGATTTCAAGCATCTGGATTCAAAGACAGCAGAGCTTTTGGGAAAGCAGCTCATTAAAGTCCGCAGTATTTCTGAAGACCAGGACGCCAGGGCGAGGCTTATGCTCAACACTCGCGTTGTAACCTATCGCAGCCTCGTCGCCAATACAAGAACGGCGGCGGAAGCTCTCGAAAAGCTCGGCATTCGCTACGTTGCCTGCGAGTTTGAGGGAGGAGGTGACAACGGGTGCGTGTGCCCGCCAAAGTTCTATAAGCGCGATACAGATGAGGTGACGGCTGAAGACGAAGCGGTGGCGGAGGACCTCGACCTGCCGGAAGACGATTACCAGGGAGCGTTGAAGGTCAAAGAACCTGAGGGAGTTCTCGATTGGGTTACGTTCTGGTACGACGAAGATATGAATCCGTCGGCCGAGTCGTTTAGCGAGAAAAAAGAAATGAAAGACTTCCTTAAGGATCTTATTGAGACAGCGATTGACAAGGAGCTTGGGGTTTGTTGGTGGGATGGAGGAGCGTTTTATGACGGAGCCGGGTTTCTTTTCGTGGAAGACCGCACGCTTCGCGTTCGTAGTCATAAGCAGGTGACTGAAGAAGATACTTTCTGCTGGTCTCCTGAGGAGGAGCTTAAGGAGCTGGAAGAGGGGGCAAAGGAATGACCCACCCAATTTTTCACGCGGAAACAAGCGTCAAGCTTTGGGGCGGGAAGGTGGAGGACTATCTTCCAATCCACGACTGGTTTGATGCCACAAAGGAAACGTTTGCAGACTTTCGCCACAGGGCCCTTCGGCACCACTCGCAAGGAATCTTTGAGGCTGAAAGGGTGTTTGGGGCTTCGATTGTGAACTCAGACGGCAAAACCGTGCCCGTCCGCTACATAGGTGAGCAGCACGTAAGGGAGGACTGCGGTGGTCGCGTCCCAACCGTTTCGGACTGGTTCAGAAATATAAGGGCTGAAGTATGGATGAGCAAAGGCTATCCCCTGGTGGAATCGTGATGAAAAAAGGGCAAAACCTCGACGTTTATCTCGCTCGCTATCGCGCGGCGCAGGACGCTTATGAAAGAGCTAGTGCGGCGGTGGTGGCGGCTGGTGCTGTGCGGGATGAAGCTCTGACAGCGGCGAGGGAGGTCGCCGAAAAGATCGGAGACGTAGTTGACGCCGCGCAGTTTCTTGTTCTCATAAACGACTGGCCTTTTTTGTGCCAGGAGATGCCGAATCGCTTTGAGACATCGCGCCGCTGGCTTGCCCACATCAGCTACCCTTTTGAGCGGTCCTGTGAGGTGTTTCATGACGCCGAGGAAAGCGCCATACTGCTTAAGCCGTGCTCCTTCTGCGAAACAAAAAACGCGGACTTCCCTTGCGTTCTGGCTTACGGGGCGACCAACGAGATGCAAAATTACATTTCTCCATGGATGCACGAAAGTATCCGAATCAAAGAAGTCCATGACGACAGTCTGGAAAAAGAGTTCAGACTGAAATTTCACGAGGAAGATGATTATGACGACGATCTCCATGAAAAAATTTAATGAACTGTTTTGACGAGGCTGGGAGTAAAAACCTTGACCACCGCACTTCTTTGGTGGATTTGTCACACCCTTTGCTGGTACTGTTTTGCCCTAATAGCAGCAATAGCACACGGGAATAACAGGGCCATGACGATTGGGCACGCTCTTGGCGTGAGCATCTTCTCAACCTCACTCCAGTACCTCATCGTCCACCTCCTTCAAGATGGGGTATGTCAGTGACAATAGCGCCGACAGCTGTGGGTACGTTCCGCGATAAAAAAGGAAGATTCTGGGTCAATGTCGAGGTTCTCTGTGATTTTCTAGGTGTCAACTTTCAGCTTGAACGCCGGAAAATCAAGACTCTCGGCTTTTTGCACCCACACACTTTCCAGAGGTCCCGCCGTGTTCGAGGCGGGCTTTATCGCCGTTACTACATCCTCAGTCTGCCGGCGCACGAACTCGGTCCGTGGGTGGCCACCATAGCCGAGGCTCCTTCCTATAAAGACCCAAGATCGGGTAGAAGGCTTGTGGCGGATAGATCACGTATTGACCATGTCCGCCGCACCAACCGTCAGCAAAAAGCCCTGGCCAGGGTTTCTGCCGGTGAACAGCAATCGGCCATTTCAGCTTAAGGAAACACACTATGCAGCAGCAGCATCTGGTGCCCGCCTCAGGCCGGCTCCAGAAGGGACAGCTTTTTGCCCTCAACCAGGAACGCTATGTGACAGAAAACTGGAGAATCATTCTCGGTCTTTTTGATCCAGAGGATCCGCTATCAACCAAAAACCGTCTTATAAGGGTTTTCAATCGGGTGGCCACCATCCGTCAAAAGCACATCATCGTGCGAACGCCGATAGCTGCCCCTGATGGCTTCTACGAGCTGACGGCAGGCGGACAGCTCTCCTATGCAGGGGAATGCAGCGAGGACATCCCAACGCTTGTCAGGGGTGCGGTCCCGACGAGCGAGCCCATCTTAAGGGAGAGTCTTCACCTTTTTCTCAACTGGGTCGTCTGGCGAGCCGACGAACACCCTGAGCGGGAAAAGTGCCGGCTCATCTTTGAGCGCTGGTGCGTGACGGACTTTCGAGACCCTCGGTGCAGGTTTCAGTTCAAAAGCCGGGCGCATCCGGGGCAGATGGTCAAGCTCCCGGTAGGCGGTGAGGATATTTTTCTCAGTGCCTTTCATCTTCAACTGGCTCTTACCGAATGCACGCGGTACGATACGGTCGTATTCGCATACGAAAGCCAGCTCGACGACATTGCGCCGCTCTTTATCGGCCGCAACTGGAAGGAGTGTGTGATCGTTATGCCTCAGCCAACCTACGTGAGGAACACGGGGGCTCATGGATAACACCTTCGATAAGCTTTTCTACCATCACGGACGGCATATCGCGGGCGTCGATGAAACCGGGGTGTCGGACATTGCAGGACCGCTGATCGCGGCCTGCGTGATCCTCCCCCAGTTCTCGGGGCGGGCCGACGACGTCAGAATCTTTGAGGTGGACGACAGCAAAAAGATTCCCGAGCGGCACAGGAAAAGGAAGGCCGAGATCATCTGGCAAACCGCGCTCGGCATAGGGATAGGTGAGGTCACGCCTTCGGAGATCGACGCTCTTGGTCAGGAGGCCTCGATCCGGCTGGCCATGCTGCGCTCGATCATGGCCTGCAAGGCCCCGGGTCTCAACAAACCCATCCGCCCTGATTTTTTACTTATTGACGAGGCGCAGGGCGTCTACGCCCCTATCAAAATCCATCAGGCCAACATTCCTGGCGGAGACGAAAAAAGCCTTTGCATCGCGGCGGCCAGCATCATCGCCAAGGTGTACCGTGACGAATACATGATCAAGCTTCACCAGAGTTATCCCTACTACGACTGGATCAACAACAAGGGCTACCCCTGCAAAAACCACTTTGAGGGCATCGACGCCCACGGCTTTCAAGTGGGCATTCATCGCGTCAAACGCTGGCCCTTTATTAAAAACGAGCGCTACCCGACCGATGATCCGGACGCCTCCGCCTGGAACAGAAGACGCAAGCTCTGGCGGAAGATGACCGAGCAAAAGCTTGAAGCTGAAATAGGAGATGACCTTTGGACTTCAAAGCCTCTATCCTCAAAAGTCTCAACGAAATCCAATCACCCTACGCAAAGGGCTCAGTGACCTGGCGGCAGGTGGAGGAAATGAAGGCCGTCGTCCAAAGGGAAAACAATAACGTCAAGCTCGCTCACATGCTCAAGATCATGGTTGAGCTGTTGGGGCGGGAGATCAAGACCGTGGCCCCACCGGAGGAAACAAGTGAAGAACCTAAACCCTGAGAGCGTGGCGGCGGACGTCAACCGCTTCAACGAAACCCTCTACGGCGTGTCCCATGGCGGGACCTATTTCACGGTGGCCTTTCTTCCAGGGCGCATAGCCCTTTGTGGAAACCCCGGCCACCAGTTTTTTTTAAATACGGGAAACCTCCCGGCGGAAAGGCTTCACGAGGTCTTTACCGACGAGCGGAGCTATCAGGATCGGGCCATTCTCCATAAGGAGACGGCGACCGACCAGCAGAAGTTTCTCGCTTCGATCGACGAGCTGCTTGCCGAAAAGCTTATCGACGTTCACTCGAAGCGCGTTCTTCGTGAGTTCATTCTAAAGTGCGACTGCCCGCCTCGCCGGATAAGGGATAAGCTGCGTGCCATGGGCTACGCTCACATCCTCCCAAGGCTGGAGTTCGAGCGCTACCCGGATGAGCTTGAGATGACAATTGCTGCCATGCGTATTTTTGTTGAAGGCGTAAAAAAGGTGTTTTTCGACGAACCGGCACCTCAGCAGCGTCGATCCCGGCAAAGGGCCAGCCGTCCAGGCTCGCGCGTCGGGGTCTGAGCGGAGTTAGCGACAATCCACATCTAGGCATATTTCTCCTTAATGTGTTAGCCCTCCTTGAGCCGACAGGAAAAGCGTCTTACTTTTTCTCCAAACCACACAGGAGGGAAAACGTCATGGACGGACTGAATCTGCAGGCCTGCTTTGAATTTCTCGACGGGACGGCTGCCCTTGTAAAAATCCCCGTCTGGCTCGGTTCAGCCAAAAGCCTTTTTGCCCTCTACCCGGGCACGGGTGAGGGGACTTACGTGCACTATGTTAAAACCACAAAGGCGGGAGTTCCGATTTACCGCGAGCGCCCCGTGGCCAAGGTGCTGCCTTTTAAGGCCTGCAAAAAAGGGAAAAGTGATTTAAAATACATGGGTTAACCATTATTACCGTGGAGCGACCGTGATGGAAAACTTTTGGGTTGGGTTTGAAAAGAGGGCCAATTTTACGGCGGCGTTCAAAGGCCTTGCCCGAAAGACCAGGGTGCCGCGAACCCCCGCCCAGGCCGAGCGGGTTCTCGACTATGGGGCGATGAAGGCGGCACCCAAACCAGCCACAAGGACGCTCGACTACGGAGCCATGAATGCCGAAAGAAGCCACGCAAGGGCTGTGAAGGAGCATGATGCAGCAAAGCTGAATTACAGCTCAGGAAAGCCCGTTTTGGAGTCCAAGGGGGCTCCCGTACAGACTCCGGCCTCCCACGCCGTACCTCAGCCTCCCACCCTTGACACCTCCGCCGCCAAACGGCTTGAAAATGCGACCAAAGGGTCAACGCCCCTCACGCATTGGAACGATGCCCTGAAGGAGGGTGTCCGTTGAGTTCGCCCTCCCTGCCGTAGGCTTCCATCTCAAAAGGGATCCTGCGGTAGGCCATGTCGTGACTCCGAAAGCGCCACAGGTTTCTGAAATAGTCCCTCAGGTAGATGAGATAGAACGCGAGGATGCCGTGCCGGTCCATCTGCTCCTGGTGCACCATCTCGTGGCGAACGACGCTGAGTGGCAGCTCTTCCCGCCCGTAGCGGGTGAGCATCCACCGGCCCAGGACAATCGCCGCGTAGCCGGTCATGGGCCAGATCTTGAAAATCCAGGACTTATAGAATATACGCATAGGTCCCTCCGACCTTTATCGGCCGGAGAGGAAAGACCATAAAGCTTTTGAGGGATTTTCCGAAGAGGGTCGCGGGAAGCGGGTTGCGAGCGAACACAGACTGCCCAAGGCAGCGGGTGACCCCAGGAAATCGTCGCACCTTCCCACGGTCAGGGGCGATGCGAACATAGGGCCCCTGACTTCAATCCTTCCGGCTCGCGCCGACGATATTCAGATGAAACTTGAAGCCGTAGCGCGCGCAAACGGCCCCGCAGAGTATCCGAAGCGACTCTGCATTGCGCCCCTTGAGACCGATGACCTTGCCTCGATCCGAAGGCGCTGTGTCGACGGTGAAAGCCACCGTTCTTTCCGAGCAGATAAACTCGATCGTCGCTTCAGACGGATGATCGAGCAGGTGCCGGAAAAGCGGGGCTATGACATCGTCATGAAGGTAGCGCGACAATGTCTGGGTGTCCATAGGCCTCGGCTCCAAGGGTGACGCTGAATCCAGCCGCGCTCCTGTGCCCGCCGCCGCCGAAGGCTTTGGCGATGGCCGAGACGTCGAAGCCGTTTTCAGCTCGAAGTGAATAGGTGCGAAACCAGACGCCCGGCGATTTTTCAGTATCGTGGAAAACCACCGTGAAATCCGCTTCAGGATAAAGATCGTGGAGAGCGTGGCCGACCTCCGACTGGTGGAGGGGCGTATTGGTTGCCGGAACTCTATGACCTTTGATTTCAAGCCAGCCGCTCCTATCGGCGAGAATTCTCACCTGTTCGTTGATAACGCCCATCTGAATGGCGCCGACCTCAGAAAGAGCGGATGTGTCCTGCATGTGCTTTTGCCAGGCCTCGAAATCCTGCTGGATCGATCGCAGTGCGGTCGTTATCTCTTTTGTTTCAAACATCTGAAATTTCCAAAGGTCCCTGTCCTGAATATGCCTCAGGAGCTTCGGAACAGCCGTGCCCGGGTGAAAGTATTCCCACGCGAGCACGGCCCCTGATTTGGATAGATCAAAATGGCAAAAATCAAACCCCGCAAGGTCTTCCTCAGCGGTTTTGTGGTGGTCGATCACTGTGAGCTTAAGGCGTTTGCTCTGGCGTTCCAGAACGTCGCGTTTAAAGCTGAAGTCCAGAACGAAGACCTCATCCCCCGGCTCGCACATATCAAAGGGGGCCTCCCCCTCGTCGTAGCGGCAGGCCCGGTAGGTGGCCTCGCCATAACCAAACTTCTTCCACGCGGCATAGGCCGCTCCAAATCCATCAAGGCAAAAAGCATGATAAAAGATCCAGCGCCTCACTCGTCGTCTCCCTCGTCGTTGTCCTTGTTGCGTGTGACCACCCAATGCGTCGTTACTTCGGCCCGCACCGTGTAGCTCATCACCTTTCCCGTCTCCCGACTCACAACCCGAACCTCGTACTCATCATCGTCGGTCGCCTGCTCTGATAGCTCGGAAAGAGCGTAGCGGTGGGCCGCGGCATAGGCCGTGCTGGCTTTTATTGTTTTGTTTTCAAAGCCCTCAGTTGAGCACACGAATTCAGCCATGAGGTCGTCCTTTTTCGGATTTGTCCTTGCGATTGTAGTCGAGAAGACCTCTTAGCACAAGGAAGAGAACATAGCCGAAAAAACCGATGGTGACGGTTTTTACACTCGGTCGGCTTAAGGTGGCGACGAGAAGAGCCGTGACGAAGCCGAAGAAACTTCCTTCAACAAAGGCCTCGAGCGCTTGATCGCGCGAGATCTTTCTATAAGCCATCTGCGAGATTCGGATAATATGTTTCCGGCGCTGGTCCCGCCTGGAGGCGCCTAAGATACTGGATATCGACGTGAACCTTCGAGATCCGATCCAGCTCTTCGCAGGGCCAAAGGATCTCTGTTGACCTGTTGTTTTCGAGCGAAAGCGCTTTGTCATAGGGCACCCTCCAGGCCTCCTTCAGGTCACACGTATAACCCTGCCCCTCGACTCTCCAAAAAAGAACGCAATTGCCGACGACCTGCCGCCCGTCCTGGATGTAAAAGAGTTGCCCCTCGGGCCAGCTCTGATCGGCTATTGAGCCTTTGCGCTCCATGTATGGGCGCGCATTTTTTCCTTTCATCACGAAAGCCCCAATGTTTTCGCAAGGTCCGCTGGAATGGAAAAAGTCACGTCGACCCGCCCATCGGCCTGAACCTTGGTTTCGATGATATCAAGCCGCTCCGGGAGGACATGCGCCAGCGCCTTGGCGAGTGTCCGCCTTGTGCCTTCCTTTTGAATTTCACTCAGCCGACTTCCGATCATGTTTTCGAGTGAGCCTTGAATCTCGCGCGAAAGAGCCCCGGCGTAAGCTTTTCCAAACAGCGGATCAAAGCTGTGGATTCCCTTCGCGTTCTTGTGAATAACAAGGACGTCCAAAACACAGTGGTGAGGGTCATCCTCTGTCGTGGGCTTTGTCTTGGTGAGCTTGTGGGCGATCCAGTTGCCCACCGGCGCCCGCGTCCAGGCTCCGCTCTCCAGCATGAACTTAACAAACTCCTCTGCCTGCTCGGCTGAGCATTGAATGAAGGCCACCTCACTCCCCTTTGTACTGGCAGGTGTCGTAGGCCAGCCACGCTTGAAAAAGCGGGTGAAACTCACGCCTGATTTCAAAAAAGCTGGAGCCTTCCTTCTGCGTAACAACGAGGTCCTGCCTTGGAATGCCTACGGTATTTTCCGGGTTCTGGATGCGGATAAGCCTATGGATAATAGGATGCTCAACCGGGCTTGTAGCCGCCCAACCTCCAAGGCCTACGAGCCACGCGCAAAAGCGGTCGGCCTTGACCGACGTCACAGAAAACGAGACTTCATTGTGCATCAGACTTCTCCATAAGATGGCGGCTGATATTAACTCCACAGAAGGGGCAGACGTTTATGACGACGCCGCTTTTCATATACTCACCGAGCCTCATGCGGACAAAGGTCATGGTTGTCTCGCCCGTTTCGAGACTAATGACAAAGTCGAGGTAAAGACCCTTGCCGCGCCCTGCGCTCGAAGATTTCTTTTCAAGGGCCCTCCAAAGACTCGTGCAGGGCCTCACGATTTTGCCGCTTACAAGGCAGGGGTAGTTGCCGACGCTTATCGTTTCTTCCATTTCCGTTCATGCTCCCTTAGCGCCAGACTTCTCGCTGCGTTTTCCGTCTCTGTCGGTATTTTCAGTGCTCTTAAAGGTTCAATCAGTTCCTGGCGTAAAAGTCTAGCCTTTTGATTGCTCTGACGCATTTCATCGAGCGTCTGAGGAATGGCGATGCCGCCCGCGTCACGGAGCCGGCAGATTTTTTGATCAAACGATTCCTTCTGATCGAAATACGACAACCAGGCCTGGTAGACCCGTCTGAACATCTCCGAGGGTTTCAGTGGAGCCCCTAAATGTTCGCCATGAACATTTTCACCGCCTCCCAAATCTTCCAGATTCTTACTGTCAAACATGCAGACACTCCCAAAGTTAAGAACACGAGCCGATACGCACGGACAACCAGTTGGAGGCTCTATGTTCAAGGTGGCACTTTCCGTACAGACTTCAGACATCTCGCAGACGAAGGCCCGACAGATGGTCTCAGCCCTCAACACCCAGCTGCGATCTCATTTCGGCCCCGCCTGGCACATTCAGGCCAAAGTCAACCTCGTCATGGGGGAGGTGGACCTTGAGCACTCCTCCTTTGATGGCGTCCTGGTTGTAAAAGACGTGGCCGACATCGACGGTGCTCTTGGCTACCATGATCGGATAATCGAGACGGGACGCCCTATCGGCTATGTTTTTGAAGACATATGCGCAGAGCTTGGGGAGCCTGTTTCGGTGACGGTGAGCCACGAACTTCTTGAGATGGTTCTGAACTTTCACATCAACAACTACTGCGCCGGACCTCACCCCCTTGAAAGAAAAAGGTTCGTCTGGCACTGGAAGGAGGCCTGTGATGCTGTCCAGGACCAGACCTATACCATAGGTAAGGTTGAGGTGTCTGATTTTGTTCTGCCGCTTTTCTTCACCCCTGAGCGTGAAGTGAACGAAAAAGTAAACTTTCTCGAAACCCCAGGGCTTCGTTCGTTTGACTGTACGGCTGGCGGCTATCTCGGGTTTTTCGACCCGAAGACCGGTCGTGAGACGAGCTACTTCAAGTCAGATCTCGGAAAGAAGCGTTCCGCCATCAAACAAAAGATGAAGCAGCTTCGCAGAAAGGACAAGGTCGCGGCGATGATAAAGAAGCTTTAGTCCGCGGTGTCAAGCGGCAGATGGTCAGCGGGGCCAAGCGAGCGGTGAATCACTTCGTAAGTGATAACGCAGCGGTCCACCTGGTCGTCACAGTCGCGCATGAGCGTACAGGAGGGTTGACTTCGGTCGATCGTCCTGCACCGCACAAGTCGGGCGTCATCAAGGATGATGCTTTTAAACTCAGGCTCGGTTTGAACTGCGGGCGCACGGCCGGAAACCTCGGTCCACGTATAAAGGAATCCAATGATGGCCAGGACGACGATGATCCCTTTGCACGTAAACGAAAGAAACTGGTACGCGGCCTCTGATAGGAGGGGCCATGCAGCAGCGAGTCTGGAGACGATCATGCGAAGCTTTTCCATGAGCTGGTCCTTTTTTCTGCGGGCTCTCATTATTTTTACACTCTTCTTTGTGAGTGCAATTGCCCTTGGCAGTGATTTTGAAGACGTTGAGTATGTAAAAAATTACGACGGCGATACCCTGACCGTCAACATAAAGGGTTTGCCCGACGTCTTCGGAAAGGACATACCCGTTCGCATCCGGGGAGTCGATACCCCGGAGATGAACGCATCGAGAAAGTGCGAGAGGGCGGCAGCTGACAGCGCCAGGCGTTTTCTCAGAAGGTCTCTCAGCAAAGCAAAAATAACTTTGCTGGGGTGCGAGAGGGACAAATACTTTCGTCTCCTCTGCACCGTAAAGGCTGGCGATATTGATGTGGGAGATCGGGTGCTGAAGGGCCGCTGGGGCCTTCCGTATGACGGAGGGACCAAAACTGAGTGGGTCTGTGGAGACCCGGAGAGGCAGGACTAAATTATAGCGGATGCTGTTCACTAATTGCAAAAGGTTACGAACAAATCAGAATTGGCACCCTCAGACCGAGCGCTTGCCTTTGTCGAAGCCCGAAAACTCAGGCAGAGGCCAGCCTTCAAGGCAATGCCAAAGATGAAGGCAGTAGCTGTGGATGTTCACAAAACGATCTGCAGGCGGGAAGACCATGGCCGCATACTTATCGTTTCCGATAAAGCGCTCTTTCACCAGCTTGATCTCGTCATAGCTTGGAAGCCGCTTCTGATGAGCAAGCGAGACGTGTAGCCAGGGCTTCATGTCCTCTTCAATGCAGACCGAGGAGATGACGGTGAGGGGGTAGAGGTAGTGCTGCCAGCGAATGCCATCGATCCGTCGGCCGGTCTCTATAAAAACGCCCTTCAGACCGCTCGTATGGGCCAGAACTATCTCGATCGCATTAATGGGAATCGCCTTCATCGTTGTCGCGTTGCTTAGGTCCTGCTGCTGTTCGCCGCTCACTTTTATTCACCTTTCCGGTAGAGCCGTCGGCTCTGACCTTTTTTTCAAGCATTGTAATCATTTCATCGAGCAGCGCAATGTCCGGGTCGTAAGGCTCAGGCTTACTGACTTTCGGCTGCGGGGGTGGACTTTTTTTCGCCTCGCAGGCGGTGAGATTTAAAAGCGCTGCTACGAGCAAAAAAGCTTGCACGCGGGATTTACCTCGTAAAAAAAAGGCCTGGGGTTTCCCCCAAGCCTAATGAACGAGGCCTCGATGCGCAACAATTATCCGTTATGGATTTGTGCGCACGATGTTTTTGATGACCAGCTTGCCAGCGACCAGCATGACCTCAAAGCTTTCGACTCCGCGCGACATGCTTTCAAGAACGAAGGGCGGTGTGAGGCCGTTAGCCGGGTCGGTGGGTTGTGAGCGGAAAGAGAAGGTGCCTGCGCCCGTTCCCGGGTAGTCTTTGCCAGGTCCTTCCGTGGAGCCGCCGCCCCACTTGATACACTCAGTTTCCCACGCGATGCAGGTTCCATACTCGTCCTTTTCCGTGCAGCGGTACTTCCACTGCAGACAATGCCCAGGACCCTGAGCCAGAGCATTACCAGCCAAAAGTGCAGCTGCAACAGAAATCATTAGCTTCATACGTCATCTCCTTAGTGAACTCTGAACACCTTGTCCAGAGGAATTGGATCCGTTTTCAGGAAAGGCGAGCGTGGCTATGCCGAATGTATAGGCGAGAAGCCAGACTCCAAAACTTAGCGCGGCGGACTCTCCGCCTCGCTCAAAGGTTACCTGGAGTGAAAGAAGGCCCGTGCGCGCCCAGGCGGCAATCTCCGGGTCGCTGGCGTCTGCGGGATTGACGACCATAAGCTTAAGCTGAAGAACCCACCAGCAAGCGAGAACGAGGCCGATCGTCCCGAGAAACATCGCCATGCGCCTCCACGGTTTGTCGGTCACGACGAGATTTCGGAACGCCAGACAAAAGACCATGGCCGCCGAGAACTTGAAACCGAGAATAGGCAGAACGATCGGCGATACGGATCCCTTCTGCAAAACCTCAATTCCGTGCATCGTCAGCCGTGGTGGAAGCCCTGGCTGAAGTCGCAAAATCGCCTCCATGATATGAGAAGCGTTTAACCACACCACGGAAGCAGCCAAGGTCAGCGCGGCCAGATAAGCTATCGAACTTTTATCTTTCATAACTTTCTTCCATCATTATTGGACGGCTTATGCTCTCCGGCGACAATCCGCGTCAGCCGACCTACCTGCGTTGCAGCAAGGCAGCCTGATTTGGATCGGTCGTTGGTTTGATAGGCCATCCCGATTTGCTGTCCGTTCAGATTATTACGAAGATCCATAAGTTTCTCCAGAGGAGGATTACCGGGGTATTCCTCGTGAGCCTTGGTCCAGCTGTGAGTCCAACTTCTTTCGATGTTGATCGTCATAAGTGCATTCCAATAGCAGTGGCGGAAGGCGTCGGCATTGCCGTTATGAAAACCACTTGTCCAGTTGTCCTCGGTGGCGAGTGAAGCCGTGTAGCCGTAGCGAATCGCCATCACGCCGCGTGATGGGCTTGCGTTGAAGAGACTTCTCTCGGCGTCGGTGAGCTTTAATCTGCCCTTGATGAACTCGATATCAGAGGCATTGAGTGCATCAATGATCGAGGCGTAGTCGTAGTCGTCCGCATTCTCGGACCGGCTCTGAATCGAGAAGAAAAGGTCGTGGTCAATTTCCTCCCAACTCTTTTCGGGGTAGGCGTTCCGGTAATCCTCGACATAGGCGATCAGATCATCCATGCCGTCGGCAAGAGCCGCTGGGCTGAGGGGGAGGAGAAGAGCCGCTGCCAGGATTGAAGAAACCTTCATGAATCATCCTTTAGTAAAGAAGGTTGAACGAAAAAAGCACCCAAAGGGATTTACCAAAGGGTGCTTACCATAACTGGATGGAACTTGTCTGGAGAAAAGATGGCGCCTTTAGCTGTCGAGCCACCTTTTCCCGTGCTCATAGTTTTTATCAACGTAACTCTTGCGTGCTTCGGCCATGTCGATCATATACCAGCGGCCGTTGGCATCCTGAAGAAAGTCGATGCTCCAGTCGCCGCCAACCGCCTTGCTGATCGAGCTGGCGAGTGAGGAGAGGTAGCGGACCTCCTCCTCGGTCTCTTCGTTTATGGAGGCAAGAGCGGCCTCTATGGACTCGTGTCCGAGAAGGTCGACATGGACCCATTCGGGAAAGGCCTCGCGCGGCCAGTAGGGCTGATGCCACTTCACCTCGCCGTCAACGGCAAAGTAGCGGCGCTCACGGGTCACAGGCATTTTCCCGTCAAAGAGCATGGCGGGTTTGGTTGGGATAAGCTCACGCACGACAAACCATTCAGAGTCGTCAGCTCCAAAGCCTCCGACGCAGGCCCAGCTATAGACGATCTGAATGACCTTGTTTCGGACCGACTCACGGTCGGGGACAAAGCAGCCCCAGTTATGCTTGTCAGAAAAGATTCCGGTCTTGATGAAACAGGGGTAGCCGAAGAGGTCGCACATTTCCTCTATTTTGCTTATGCCACGATCGAGCGCCTTTTGGGCATCCTCTGCCAGATGACCGTCTTCAACGCCGTATAGCACATGCTCTGTCAGCTCATAGGGGAATTCAACCAGCGCAGTCTTCGGTACCGGGATGTCGGCGGGAAGGCGAGGCCACCAGTAGCTCTGGCAGGTTTTATTGGTCTTGATTCGTTCGATGTGCTTCCGCCGTGCTTCCGCCAGATCTGCCGCCCGTTCCTCCGGGGTCATTACCTTCAGCGTGGGAAACCCCAGCTCTTTCTCTTCGCTCATGGCTTTCTCCTGAGTTTTTGGTCACCGAAGAGAGAAGAATATCCTGGATCAGAGTCTCCTTCCACTGATCATAGCCGGGATGAAGTCTTGCCGGAATGAACTCCTTTGGGAAGTTCAGGATGGGCAGGATTTTACGAAAAACGAGCCGGGCATCGAGGAGGGTTCCCTCGGGGATGTTGTCCGCAAACTTCGCTGCTTCGGGTTCTCTTTTCATACAGATGTCACATAGCTCCCATGTTGTCCGCCGCTGGTCACCCCCACAGGGGCACTCCGACAGAATCTTAAAACACTCAGGGCAAACCGATCGGTTATGCCCTACGTTCAGACTCAGTATTTTGGCCTCCAGCATCATTTTCACATTCTCAAGGGGTTGATGATGAATCGCTGTTTTTTCTGCGGTCTGTCTTTCTTCATAAGGAGGATCCAGCACTGGCAAAGGAAGACACCCTCACCCAGGGACGGAGCCCTATCAAGAAGGTCCCGCCAGTGAGCCCCGGCGCCCGTAAAAACCCGAGGCCGCCCTCGAAAGAAAAGACAAAAGCGCGGCCGGATGGTTATCTGAAAAACCCCCCAGTGCCGCTCTTCAGCCTCGACAAACTCAAAGGTCCGGAAGATGCCCTCCAGACCGTTGTCGTATCTCACATTGAGATCACGTATCACACTAATGGCAGCGGCTCCTATCCATGAGGATCTCGCCAAAAACTCCGTGCTCGTTCAGGCTGAGGTCGCCACCGATCTCCCTGTACTCTTCAAGGCTGATCTCCACCACATGACCATTGCGGACTACGAGAGCGCCGCGCACGGGGTAGCCGTCAGAAGACGTGGTGCGATTTGCCATTTCGGAAGATGGATGAAGGAGCAGTCCCTCTTTCAACGACCGTCTTTCCATTCTGTTTTTTCTCCATATAATATTCGTGTTTGCCAAGCTCCACGGGTGGCGTCGCCCGCCCGGTGGCTTCGTTGACATAAAGCTGAAGGGCTTCCAGATCCTTGCCGTAGAAGATCAGAACCGAATAGGGGAGAGTGCCGGTCTTTTCAATAAGACGACACTGCCCTTTTCTAAGGTCCTCCAGGCTCTCTTTGCTGAAGGCATTGGTCAGGCACATTCTGCCTTCGATTCCAACGGCCATCGAATTCTCAAGGACAATCTGAATATCAAAATCAAGTCCAAGGTCGTCGTTTTGCACGTAAAGAGGGTTTTCATTCAGGATCTCGCGGACATTGTCTTCTGTGATTCCGACGATAAGGGTGTCGCTCGCAAGAGCTCTAAGCATCAGTTTTCTCCGTAATCGCTATCCGCATCGTCCGTCTTTCTTCAGCGGTGCGGATAGCCTCAAGGGTTTCAAGAATTTTTTGTAGGGTGTGGTTCGGGTAGCGGCCTATCCAGTGCTCGAGGGCCTCGTCGATCAGCTGTCCTGCCCTTGCAAGCTTTTGAAGAGCTTCGGGGCGGGCTTTGGTGTTGGCGTAAGCCCTCTCGGCGATGGCGTCAACCTCGGCATCAGTCAGCGATCGGCCTTTGACAAACTCGTCGGCTGCGATCTCCTGGGCGGTCGACTTGATGATTGATCCGAGGTTGGTCGCTCTAAGATACATATCATACTCCTCTGCCACGGCTGTCGTGGCCCGCTTGAAGTTCAAAAAGAACTGGTAGCGGTGCCAGAGCTGACGCATGGTCCAAACAGAAAAGAGCATTAGTGCCGCGACAGAGGCCAGCACCACGGGCGAGTGTCTGAAGTGGACAAGCGAGAACCCACAAAATATGCCAAAGATCGCGCCTTTGGCTTTGCCGATATTCTCGCAATGCTCCTGCGCTAGATCAAACGCCACTTGACTCAATCTGATAGAGAGCGGCGGTGGATCGGGCCTTTCTTTTGAACTCATAAGACCTCCTCGGAGCTTCCGACCCTATAGCCCCCATCAGGCTGAATCGCACGCCCAAAGTTTTTCCGGGTCTCAAATCTAATTCTTGCAACGTCCATAAACCATCCCTATATTTAAATCTTCAAATCATATCCGAAAGAAACTACCTTTTGTGCCCGAAGACTGCTTCGGGCATTTTTCATATCCAGTTTTCAAGAACATCCTTCGCGTCGCTCACGTCCCGAGGAACCCGCTTCATCACGCCGAAGTCCTTCTCAATAGCGGCCACGACTTTGTCATAGGTATCGATCACACCCCAGCCACTTCTTTCAATCCCTCCAGGCGCCGACACATATTCAATCGCCATATACCGCCCGTCCTTCCGGGAGTAGACGGTAATGACCTTGAAAGTGCGATCCTTGCGCCTTGTGGCGAGGTTTTCAGGAGCGGAAAGGAGGGTTGCCTGGACGTTTCTCAGAATGGTTTTCTTGTCCTCATCGATGTCCGGGCGCTCAATGATGCTTTTGATAAGGTAAAGCCAAAGAATTAAAAGATGTTCAGTCGAAAGGCTTTTGATGTTGGAGTCCACCCGCCATCTTTCATCCACCTCCGAGAGTTGGAAATGAGCAAAAACCTTTTTCAAGCTTCACCTCCGCGGGGCTTCCGCCCTTCCTTCTCCATGATCGTCGCCCACTCCTGCCAGCGCCTGCCGAACTCAAAAAGTTGCTCATCCTTTTCCGTGGGGTGTTGGATCTGCTCAAAAACGAGCTGATAAAGACCGCCCAGAAGATGAAGAATGTGGCGCTTTTCGTCGTCTGAAAGCCCTCGTACGACCTGAAAGGCTGAAAATGATGCGAGTCTTTCACCTTCACTTTTCTTTAACCAATCAATCCAGATGATAGGTTCGCCTCTTGTCGTGGCGACCTCGGTCCGTTTTCCCTCCACCTGTCGCTCCTATTTTTTGTCCAAAAGCCTGGCCGAGATCCAAACGCGCTGCCTAACCTCAAGATCCCGTCTGAGCTTCCAGAGGCGGATTTCCCGCCGAATCGCGGTCATGAAACGTACCCACATATCCTTACCTCCCAAAGTAAATTACCCAAAACCAGAGCCCCAGCTGGAGCGCGGAAAGGAAAAGAAGAGCGAGCAAAACCAGAACGAAGGTTCGCACAGGCCACGCGGCGCCCTCCTTTCTTTCCTGAATGGGTTTCAGTTGAGTTTCAAGGTCCTGCTGTGATTCCTGCGAGAGAGGCGGCGACTCGATCTTTGGCAGATGCCGCCTGTTCCAGGCGTCGCCGTTGAAGTCACCTTCCTCGTTGGCCTCCACACGGGCACCACAATCGCTGCAGGAGACAATGGATGACTGTCGGCGGTCGCCGTAGCGCACGTAGCCGGCTTCACCTCCACAGAAAGGACAAGGCTCCAGTATTCTCATCAGGTTCTTCTTCTTGTGGTTGAGTCTGTAAGTAGATAAATTGCGTGCCAGAGCGATTTTGCGCAAGCACATTCGCATTTCGGCCCAAAGGGCACAATAAAATTACGGGGGTTCTGGCGTGAAAAAGCTGGTGGGAGCCGCACTTTGCTTGGCCGTGGCTATTTACGTGTTATCAAGAGTGGCAGGCGGGATGGAGGACAAAGAGGCAGGCGACGAGGATAACCCCGCGCCTGAATTCACGCCTCAGCCGGACACGGAGTCCGCCGAGCCGCCCTCCTCCACGTCGATGTTGTAGCCTTCCTTGAGCGCCTTAATCCAGTGTGCCTTCATCTCGTCGGTGCAGTGGGCCATGGCGTCCTTCCAGGTGGGCCAACGTCCTCCTGAGTCCTTGTAAAACCAGTATTGCCAGAACATGGACTGCTGGTTGTGGGGCATCGCCGGATCGTGGTCGACCGCACACTTTTGGCAAAGATGGGCTGCCGGCGGCAGAAGAGTCCCTTCTTTTACGATGTTAACCACCGTCAGCTTTGTCCCATCCCGCAGTGCAACGGGCTCGGACATGGCGTTGTAGCTCACCCCGCACTTGCGGCACTGGCGCGTTTCGGCGTCGACATCGCAGTGCCCGACACCGCAAAACTCCATGGTAATATGATGCTTCTCTGTCATCTCATTCCTCTTCGCCTAGCCTTGGACTTCGCCAAGTTCTATGTTCACACGAACGCCGATCTCTGTGGCCGCTTCATCGAGACACCACTCGACGCTTAAAACCACGTAGCGCTTATCTGAAAAGACACAAACCTCGCCCTCGCGCGGCACGTGAAATAGTCTGCGAAAAGCAAACTGTCCCTTGTGTCCGTAAATCCAAAAATTAACCGCTGCTGACTCAACCATAATTAAGCTCTCTTCATTGAGCGAAAATATTAGCTGTGAGGATTTACGATCCTCTTCCATAAGTCAAATCTTTAAGCCCCTGGCGTGTCCCAGGCAAGACCGACAGCCTCGTTGTTGGTTGTGTCAATTTGAATATGAAAGAGCTTTTCGCATCCCAGGCAGCGACCATGGCCGGAATTTCTGCCCATCTGAAGGGAGAGACCTGGCCTCATAATGAAGACGGCCTTGCAGTAGGGACACTTCAGATTGTACTGCTCGCGCAGTCTGAACCCGTCGGGCAGCGTCTCGCCGTAGATGTGCTTATCGCGTGCCCGCTTTCCTATCGTTATAATCTCTTCGAGCTTCTCCGCCGGCGAGGCCTTCAGAGTATCTGCAACGAGATCGGCGATGGCGTCAAGACCGGCCTCTTTCATGCAGGAGGGGCACGGCACCACTACGCCGCCGCTATCTGTTCCGTTTGACATCCGAAGCCGCCGCCGACCGCGGCAGACTTTACAGGCCCCTTCCTCGGGTGCAGGCGTCAGTTCAGGGTCGTGTGACATCCGTCTCTCCTTTAACTTCCTTGTTCGCATAAATCGTAGGCGACATGCTGTAGCGGCCTCTTGGGCTTACAGCTTCCACGCCGTCTTTCATCTTGACGCGAAGCCTCTTGCCCTCGCTTGTAACGACGGTCTTTTCAGTCCGGGCCGAAACACGAATCTGAAATATCGCGTCGTAATCGCAAAGCGATCTGCAGTAGTAGGTTTTACCGACTTCAAACCTCACGTAGGCCGCCTCCAGGTTCCGTCTGGCTGTTTCTCAAGACCGATGAGCCGCCTGTGCTCGTCGAGGATCCTGTAGCAGGCTCCCCGGGCGTCGGGGCTGATATCGGGCTGCTCGCTTATGAAAGATGCGAGGTGGGACATTGCCTGGAAAAGTTCCGCGGTTGGTACGGACTGACCGGCCCTTCCGTCACACGACACGATGGCGAAAGACTTTGGGCCTTCAAACGGCTCACAGCGATCGTTTCCACGCATGATGGAAAACAGGATGAGCGCATCGCACCCCCCTCTGCCTTTGGCGTCGAGATCCTCTTTTGAAAACCCTGTCTCTGAAAAGCTGACTTCGTAGCTGACTGGATATCTTTCTCTTGTCATGGTTCCTCCTTATAAGAGCTGATAGCGTTCTCCGGCCTTCAGCCGTAATCCGGTTCATAATCCCGATCCATGGTATAGCGATGTCGCGGATCGAGACCTTTGCCATCACACTCCTCACAAAAATCCCAGTGACAGCCTGGGTAACCGCAAGGGAGCCACCCAACATGCCGACCCCTATTCCACCCGGTATCTTTCGCGGGAGCAGCTTGAACAAGCTTCTGGGCCTCTTCAAACCTACTCTCCGGCATCATCCAGGCCTTCATGGCCCCGTTCCAGGTTCCTCCGAGGGCTTTTATCTTTTCGCGTACGGGATACGTGTTCCCTCGCAAAGGCTTTCTTGGCTCTTCCATGTATGGTTCCTTTAGTGATCGTAAAAGAACAGTTATTCGGCAATCCAAGCTGCTTTGCCAACAAGCTCCATCTCATCCCAGGATGCGCGATAGTAAGCTTGTCCGCCCGGCTCGTCTCTTGAATCACCCAAAGCCTGCACATACCCTTGAGCGCCAAACGGTTTTGGATCAGTAACAACCATGAGGCATGCAGCAAAAGCTTTGTTCTTGCACGTCTCAGGGTTAAGCTGAACCACGACACCCTTTTCTAGCTTCGTACCTTCCTGCATTTTGTATGGCTCCTTTCTTGATCGCGAATCAGATGTTTATTGGATGGGAAAGAGCCCGCGTGGAAACCGCTCCAGTTGGGCTTTTTGACAAACTGACAGTTTTTACGATCAACACCCGGGGAGATTCTCACGCCAGTCGATTGTGTCGTAAACGTTG